GCGTAATAAATAATTAATGTGGGCCTTCGGGCCCACATAAATTTTAAGGAGAAAATATAAATGACAACATTTGCATCTACACAAGACGGCGTAGCCAGCAACGTAACCGTAGAAACTAAAACTATTCAGACTGGTAGAACTAGAGCTTACGGAATACATTATGTTGGAACAGCGACTGCAGGAACAATAGAATTAAAAGATGGAACAACTTCTAAAGTTAAAATAGATCATGGTGCAGTAGCGGAAAGTAAAACTGTAATTTTCCCTACACCTATTCTGTTTAAAACTAATCTTAATTCTGTTTTCACTACAGAGCAGGTTACGAAGTTAACTGTGTTTCATAGTGGCGGAAGCAACTCGTAGGAGGTTTACGTGGCTTTTTCAGGCACAAGTACATTCGAGAAATTTCTCTCGATCGATGATATTATAACTGAGTCTTTTGAAAGATTAGGATTCTTTGATTACTCTGGTAATGATCTAAGATCAGCTAGACGTTCTTTAAATATAATGTTTCAAGAATGGGACAATAGAGGTCTGCATTTTTGGGAAGTAGCAAGAACTGCAATCACACTTGCATCTGGTCAAAACGAATATACAATTTTTAGATCACCATCTGACGGAAATGCAAACGGAATAACTACCACTTTAACATCTGGTATTTCATCAAGTGCAACAACTATTCCCGTGGCATCTACAAAAAACATGAATTCCACAGGTAAAATTAGAATTAATAATGAAGTAATTATCTACACTTCTATTTCTGATAATAATATAATCTGTGAAGCATCTGGTCGAGGAGCAGATGACACAACAGCTGCAGGCCATTCATCTGGAGATGCAGTTACAAATTTTGTTGATATGGTTTCAGATATCCTTGAAGCAAGTTTTAGAAATACAAGTGATGTAGACACACCACTTTCAAAAATTAATAGATCTCAATATCAAGCTTTCTCAAACAAAAGTTCTACAGGTCAACCATCACAATACTTTGTGCAAAGATTTATAGATAAAGTTACAATTACTTTGTATCTAACACCTGGAGATACACAAGCAGGTAGTTTTATTTATTTCTATTATGTAAAAAGAATTCAAGATGCAGGTAAATATACCAACGAAGCTGATGTAGTTAATAGATTTGTACCATGTATGTGTGCAGGTTTAGCTTACTATATGGCTATGAAAAAAGCACCACAGAGAGTTCAAGAAATGAAATTAATTTATGAGGATGAATTACAAAGAGCACTGCAAGAAGATGGATCAGCAGCGAGCGTTTATATTTCACCTAAAACTTATTATCCGGAGATATAATGTCAAAGTTTGCAAAAGGTAAATACGCATTAGCAATATCAGATAGAAGCGGTCAAGCATTTCCGTGGAGAGAAATGGTTACAGAATGGAATGGTGCTTTTGTGCATATATCAGAGTACGAACCAAAACAACCACAATTAGAACCAAAACCTTTTGTAGCTGACCCACAAGGTTTAGAACAAGCAAGACCTCAAAACTTTCCATCTAATCAAATTGGTGGTGGAAACATGGTGGCTAATTTAACTTTACCTGGAGATTTTGCTTTTCAAGATTTTAGTAATAATAGTATGGTACCTGAAAATCCATCAGTTATAAATTCAAGAAGAGAAGCATCAATAGCTTTAGGAGAAGTTACAGCAGGTGTTCCAGTACCAGCAACTCAAACTTACACAGTTACGGTAGCTTCAGGTACATTATACATTGTAGGTGGAACAGGAAATGTTTTTTATCTTGATGGATCAAGAGATATGAGTTTATCTATAGCTAAAGATACTGTGATCAAATTTTCACAAGACGGCAGTAGTAACGATAATCACCCATTATTTATTACGACATCTAATTCTACAAACATATCGACCTTAAGATCTGGAGTTATATCATCTGATGTTGTATATTATTTAGATGGAACAAGTAATCAGACAGACTACACTAACACATCAAATTTTAACGCTGCCTCACAAAGATATGTTGAATGGACACCATCTACGACGGGGACTTATTACTATGCTTGTTGGATTCATGGCATAGGTATGGGAGGTATGATAACTATAACATAATGACTTATACAGAATTAGTACAAAAAATTAGAGATTATACAGAAGTAACAAGTACAGTTTTGACTGATACTATTGTAAATGGATTTATTGAGAATGCAGAATTTAGAATTTTAAGAGATGTAGATTCTGATAATAATAGAAGATATGTTCAAGCTCAATTAATTGCAGGGACAAGATTTATAGATACACCTCAGAACTTGTTGGTTATTAGATCTGCTCAGATTGTAGATTCTGATGGGACAACCGAACCAGACAATAGAGATTTTTTACAATATAGAGATACTAGTTTTATGTCTGAATTTAATAATTTAAATTCTCAGGGGGTGCCTAAATATTACAGTAACTGGGATGAAGACACGGTAGTTGTAGCTCCAACTCCAAATCAGACCTACACAATTCAGTTAAATTATATCTTGAAACCGGATGGATTATCGAGTACAGTTCCTACTACATATTTAAGTTTGCAATTTCCCAACGGACTTTTGTATGCATGCCTGGTTGAGGCTTTTAGTTTTCTAAAGGGGCCAAATGATCTCTTGCAATTATACGAAGGAAGGTATAAACAAGCAGTTGAAGGCTTCTCAATAGAACAAATGGGAAGAAGAAGACGAGATGAATATCAAAGTGGTGTTCCTCGTATAGGTAAATAGGAGAAAATAAATATGGCTATAACACAAGCAATTGCAAACTCTTTTAAAAAACAATTATTAGATGGTGATATGGATTTCACAGCAGCACCTTCTGGTGATATTTTTAAAATAGCTCTTTATACTTCTTCAGCAACTCTAAACTCAGCTACAACTTCTTTGTTAACTAGCTCACCTACTAATGAAGTTCCAAACTCTGGACAATACACAGCAGGTGGTGGAAAATTAGTTAACTTAGCAACTTCAATAACAGCTGGTGTAGCAAGATGTGACTTCGCAGACAGATCGTTTACGAACGTTACTATTACTGCTAGAGGAGCATTAATCTATAACACATCGTTCTCAAATGCAGCGGTGGCAGTTTTAGATTTTGGAGCAGATAAAACAGCTACATCTGGAGTTTTCACAATTCAGTTTCCAGCTAACACATCAACAGCAGCGATTCTAAGGATCTCTGGTTAATCGTAGGAGGTAAACTCCTATGAGTGGATCAGGAACTTGGGGTGCCGGCTTTTGGGGTCAGAACCAATGGAATGATTTAGCAGACCCGACTTTTACGCTTACGGGTATTGCCTTTAGTGCATCTTTAGGTGACGAAACAACTGTTGGTGAAATTAATCTTGGTTGGGGTAGACTTGGTTGGAATGAACAAGCTTGGGGTATTGCAGGTACGTTTATTGCAACAGGTGATGCTGTTACAGCTAATTTAGGAACTCCTGTTATTTCTCTTGATGTATCTCCTGGTCCATCTACGAACAACAATCAACTTATAACTACAAATTTAGGAACAGTCGCAATTGATATTGTTGGAAAAGTATTTCCAACAGGTTTTGGAATGACTTCAGCTTTAGGAACAGCTGACGCTGGTCCTGATGCAATGGCCACTGGTAACGCAATGTCCATGGGTCTTGGAAGTGTTCAAGCATATAATCAAACAGGTTGGGGCAGACAAGAATGGAGTGAAAATGGATGGGGTGTTGAAGGTGAGTTTGCAAACGTTGATGTAACAGGTCTTTCAATGACTGCTGCTGCAGGAACTTTAAGTATGAAGGGAGAACTTGTAGTTGAACTTAATACTTTAAATGTAGCTCAGGCAACTTTAGGTATTGTTGATCCAGCGCCAGATGCTTCTATAACTGGAAATTTAATAACTGCAAATTTAGGTACACTTGTAGGTCGAGCTGGAGCAGGTGCAACTCCTTCAGGAATTGCAATGACAGCTGGATTAGGAACAGCTGTGGGTGTTCCTGGTCAAGAAATTGTGCCGACAGGTCATTCATTAGATGCAAGAGTAGCTTCTGTTTCTGTTGCAATTCATATAGATATACAGCTTACGGGTTTTGGCTTGACTATGAACCAAGGATCTGGTAATGCTTTAATTTGGAACGAAGTTAATACAGGTTCAGCGCCTATAACACCTCCAGGATGGTCAGAGGTGGCTGCATAATGAGTTTGACACAAACTCATATTTTTAATAAAATGAACGTATAAGGAATTAAAAAATGGCGAACTCAACATCTGCTAACCTAAAACTTACAGTACAAGCAACCGGTGAAAACTCGGGAACTTGGGGTCAAATTACAAATACAAACTTATTAATTTTAGAACAAGCTATTGGTGGTTTTACAACTTTTAACTTAACTAATGCTAACAGATCTTTAACATTTACTAATGGTGCTTTATCAGATGGTAAAAATGATGTTATTAAATTAACAGGAACTTTAGCAGCTAACAGAACAGTATCTATTCCAGATTCAATTGAAAAAGTTTATCACGTGCAAAACGCATGTGATCATGCAGGATATACTTTAACTTTTAAAACATCATCAGGTACAGGTGTTCTTTTATGTGAAGGGAACAACTATGTATTATATTCTGATGGTACAAACGTTGTAAAATTATCTGAGCAAAGAAACTGGAGAGTAGTTTCAGCGGCAGAAACAGTTCAAGCTGGTGCTCAACTTTTAGTAAATACAAGTGGTGGAGCAGTAACAGTTACGCTACCTGCATCGCCTGCTACAGGGGATGAAGTATCATTTATGGACCAAGGTTATGATTTTAATAGTAACGCATTGACTGTTGGTAGAAACTCTTCTAATATAGCTAACGCAGCATCAGACTTAGTTGTTAATACGCAAGGTGCTGGTTTCAGTTTAGTTTATTCTGGAGACGCAACAACAGGCTGGAGCTACAGGGAGAAATAGAATATGTCAAATTACGAAGCTACAAAATACGATTTCGACGGAGCAAATCTTACTGGTATCGAAGGAATTCCTACAGCAACTATTGTGCCGTGGTCTTCTTCTTCAGTGCCATCAGGTTTCTTAGAATGTAATGGTGCATTAGTTTCAAGATCAACTTACTCAGCTTTATTTGCTATCGTAGGTACAACTTATGGAGCTGGAGATGGTGCAACTACTTTTAAATTACCAGATCTACAAGATAACGTAGCAATAGGTAAATCTGGAACTAAAGCTCTAGCATCAACAGGTGGAGCAAACACTGTAACTTCAACTGGAAACGTTGGAGGATCTACAGCGAATGCAACTTTATCAACAGGTCAATTAGCATCTCACTCCCACACTAGTGGAGTAGCGGGACCAAACCACAGAGCTCCGCAATATCCAAACTTCCCAACTTTTACAACAGGGGGTAGTGGTAACACTGGAAACACAGGTTCAGGTACAGGTCACCAACATAATATGAGTGCAAACTTTACTGGGGACGCAACTTCGGTTGTTCAACCTTATTTAACAATTATTTATATAATTAAGACGTAGGAGAAATTATGGCAACAAACGCATCATGGACAGTAATATTTGAAGACAAGATGGTCATCAAACAAAGTGGCGATGCTGCTGGTCCTTATACTATTGTAGATAATGACTTTTGGGGATTAGCTAAATGGTCAAACATTTGGGCTATCCAATATGGAACTGGAAACGTTAGTGATCAAGTAGAATACAGAGATGAAACTCCACATTCTAGTTACGCAGATGCTAATTTAGGAGATTTCCAAGAGTTTATTACAAGATGGGATGCAGCGCACTTAGCTAAAATGCAAGCTGATTGGGATGCTGATGGTCCACTTGTTACTTATAATCAAGATGGAACTATTGCTTCTACTGAAACTGAAGAAGAAAAAATTGCTAGATTAGGTGCAAGACCTACTTCTTACTCTTCTTCTTAATCTTTTTTCCAAATAGACAAGCTTAAAATTATTCTTTCTCTCGCTGAAAAAGCGTGGTGTAAATAGTTCTTAGGTATATATAATATATCGCCAGGTTCTACTTTGAAGTCTTTGTTGTCTAAATGATAATAAGTAACATTCTTAACACCTATTATTAATACATGTTCTTTATCAAGATGAGAAGGTCCTACTTCACCTTTTAAAGAATAAAAAAAATCTAAATTACCTATATCAAATAAATCTTTTAAATTAGTGTGAACATAACTAATAAAAGGTTTAAAAATAGATAATTGATTTACGTTATATATTTGACCTACAAATTTGTTTGATCTTACATGAACACCATCTAAAGTATTATTTTTTGCCCATAATGCTAACATGGTATCAAAATTAAAATCTAAGCCAAAGGTTTCTAGTCGTATAGCATTTTTTAAAAGTAAACACTTATTTTCTTCAACAGCTTTTCTTATTTCTTTAAAAATCATTTTTATCTTAGCATCATCCAAGATGTTAAAATATATTTTTCACCTGATAAAGGTGGATTACCTCTATGTACGTAAGGAAAACTTGCAGGCCAAATAACTATTCTACCTGTTTTAGGTTTAACTCTTTTAGAAAAATGTAAAAATTCTGTTTCTCCTCCATCTTCGACATCATTTAAATAAATAGAAAAAACAAACGCACGTGCTTCATTATGATATCCTGCATTATGTTCTATATGCCAAACATGATATCCTTCCGTAGGTAAAGTTTTTTGAATTTTTAAATCTGTAAAATGAAAAGGAATACCAAACGCTGAGTCGGCACCTGTATTTTTTGTATAGTGATTCCAAGCTATATCAAAATTAAGCATCATGGGTTTTAGTGATTCCCACCAAACACTTATGTTATTAGGACCAGCAAAAAATTGTTGATCTTGTTTTTGAAGTATAGATACCTTTTCAGAGCCAATTCTATTGACAGTATTATTAAATTTATTTTGATCTTCATATAACTTAATAGCTTTATTACATTCTTGTGGAGTAATATAATTGTCATATATACCTATAAAATTATTTATATTAACTGTTTTTTCATTCATCTAAAATATCTTTCCGTGCTGCCATTCCCATAAAAAAGGAGATCTTTTTATATGGTTATATACATAATAATCAAAATGTAAATATTTCATAATCTCTTCTTTATCTAGATATTTTTCTATATCATAGTATTTTGATGTTTTATGTTCCTCTGGAAAAGCATTTAAGTGTTTAGTTTGATTAAAATGCATTTTTAAAAACAAATTTAAATCATCAATGTCTATATAATGTTCTATCTGATAATTCATTAGATAGGGGATTTGTGAAATGCTATGATTTATTGTGCCATTTAAAGTATTTCTTATATGGTTTTCATTAGAGGTAAATACTTTTTTAATATCAATATCTTTTATATCTACGTTATTTATTAATAAATCATATTTTAAACCTGATAGAAATCTTTCGTAAGGATCTCGTATAATACAAAATCTTGGTTTTTTAGATAAACCAAATGTATATTCAATATTATCTTTATAAGTATCTAATATACAATTCATAACACTTCTATTTGCGTTTTTATGAATTCTTACATATTGGAATTCTTTGGTTTCAACTAATTCTGCAAATCTAAAATTCATCTTTTATTTCTAACTTCTTTCGTAGATTCAACTAAATATCTTTTATCATATGCATATTTTTTGAAAGGACCGTTTTGATCTACATAATGAAAAAATACTTGAGCCATACCTTCGCCTTTGTATATACCAGGCCTCCAATGTTTTTGACTACATCCCGCATATAATAAACCATCTCCCTCTTCTAATTCAATTTTTTTACCTTCTATAATCATGGGCCAATTATCATATTTTTTTACACAGACAGTTATAGATACTTCACAAGCTGCTCTATCTGTGTGTTTAGGTAATGTGCCGCCTAGTATATAATAACGCCAATATGTAAAAGTAGGATAAAGTTTTAAATTAGATTCTACTTCTACTCTAGGTAATTTTTGATGTAACAGAGTTAACATTAAAGGATCATCATACCAAGATGGGGAAAACGCGGCATTTTTAAAATCTTCTATTACATGATCTTTAAACTCATCTAATTTAATATAACAGTATTTTTGAAGAATATTTAATTCTTCTTTTGTAAAGAAATTTTTTACTACTTTATAATCTACTGCAGCCATAATACTATACTATATCTAGTTCCTTTGGTTATAGGTTCAATCGTATGAGGATACAAAAAATTACTAGGAAAAAATACAATAGATCTTTCATTTAATTTAAATCTTTTAATTTCTTTTTCTCTTTGATCAGTAAAAACTAAATCTCCACCTTCGTATTCATTATTTAAATTTATAATAACACTAAGACTTCTGGCAGTGGAAGAATAATGATCTGTATGAATTCCATATTTACATCCAGGTGTATATTTTAAAACATCTATTTGGCTAATTCTATCGCTAGCCATTTGAGGAAATTTAATTTTATAATGGTAGTATACCTTTTCCACTTCTTGTTTTATATAATTCCAGTAAAAAATATCAGTGGGGGTATCAAGACTTAAGGAATATCCTCTTACTTGTCGATGTATATTTTTAACTGTTTTACCTCCACTCCCTAATTTTTTAGAGGCTTTTACATCTATAAGCATCTTCACCTTTTCACAAAAGGTAGGATCTATTATATTTTTTAATTCGACAATAGCTTCTAAATGGTCCATAATATTGCTACTTTCATTCTCTATAAAACTAAGCTATAAAGCACTATATGCTACAAAAATTAAAATTCAAGCCCGGTTTTAATAAACAAGATACAGAATCAGGAGCTGAAGGTCAATGGACTGATGGTGATTTTGTTAGATTTAGATATGGATTACCAGAGAAAATAGGTGGTTGGCTACAACTAACATCAGCAAATAAAACATTACCTGGAGCTGCTAGAGCTCAAGTTGCATTTTCTAGTTTTGCAGGTGAAAAATATACTGCTATTGGAACGTCTCAAGGTTTGTTTCTTTATTATGGTAATGATTTTTTTGATATTACTCCTTTAGATACAGCCATTACTGGGTGCACATTGACAACAGTTAATGCCTCTAGAACCGTTACTATTAACAAAGGTTCTCATGGTTTAGCTGTCGGAAGATACGTAACCCTTTCATCTGTTACGGTTACAGGAGCATCTGATTTTACAGCAGCAGAATTAGAACAAGTTTATGAAATATTAACTGTACCTGACGTGGATAAATTTACTGTTCAAGCTTCACGTGCTGAAGGAGGAACAGGTATGACAGCGGCAGGAGCTGCAACTGTTAATCCGTATGTTGAAGTAGGGCCAACAACTCAAACCACTGGATTTGGTTGGAGTACGGCTACGTGGGGAGCATCAACTTGGGGTACAGCTAGAGCTACAAGTGACGTGGTCTTAGATCCAGGAAACTGGAGTCTTGATAACTTTGGTCAAGTATTAGTTGCAACTATATTTAATGGTAAAACATTTACGTGGAACGCCGGAGCATCTAATCCTAGAGCTCAAAGAGCCTCATTAACCACAACAAATTTTGAAACAGGTAACAATCCTACAGCTAGCAGATTTACATTAGTTTCAGATAGAGATAGACACTTGTTTCATTTTGGAACAGAAACTACAATCGGAACACCATCTACTCAGGATCCGATGTTTGTACGATTCTCTAATCAAGAAGATTTAAATACATACACACCGACAGCCACTAATACAGCTGGTACTTTTAGATTAGATACTGGTAATGAAATAAGAGCAGCTATACAAGGTAAAGATTATGTGTTTGTTATAACTGATCTTGCTGCTTATGTTATTCAATTTGTTGGTCCGCCATTTACATTTAGTGTCAGACAAGTTGGCACAAACTGTGGATGTATTGGTCAACATGCAGCTACCTTCGTAAACGGAGCAGTGTTTTGGATGGGATCGCAGGGTGGATTTTTTGTATTTGATGGTACAGTAAAATCTTTACCATCATTAGTAGAAGATTTTGTATTTAGTACAGACGGAGATAATCTTGGATTAAACTTTAATTCAAGAGATGTTATCTTTGCAGGTTCAAATAATTTATATACAGAGGTAAATTGGTTTTATCCAAAAGATGGATCTGAACAAATTGATAGATGTGTTACTTATAACTACTCTGAAAATTGTTGGACAACTTCGTCTCTAGATAGAACAACGTATCAAGATCAAAGTGTATTTGATAATCCATACGCAACAGACTATGATTCTACATTAACACCAGTATTTCCTGATATATTAGGAATTACAAATAAATATGGGGCTAGTATTTATTACGAACACGAGCAAGGTACAGATCAAGTTAACAGCACGGCAACAACAGCTATTCCTGCATTTATTAGATCTGGAGATTGGGACATAACATCAAGACGTAGTGCTCTTGGTCAACAAACAGGTGTTGCAGATTATCGAGGAGACGGTGAGTTTTTTATGGCTGTTAGACGATTTATACCTGATTTTAAATATCAACAAGGTAATGCTAAAATAACTTTATTAGTTAGTGCATATCCAGACGATGTAGCTGTTAGTTCTCCACTTGGACCCTTTACAATTACATCAACTACTGATAAAGTAGATACTCGAGCCAGAGGAAGACTTGTATCTGTTAAGATAGAAAACGATGGTACAGGTGAAACCTGGAGGTATGGCACACTAAGATTAGATGCACAACCAGATGGAAGAAGATAATGGAATATTTTTTTAACGTAAACACAGGTAGAGTAGAACAAAGACCTATAAATCAACAGCCACAGTTTTATACAGGTACAAATGTTCCAGTAGCTACACCTTTTTCTAATATGCAATCACCTAATTTAGGAATTACATCTGTTGCTCCATCACCACTATCTTTTAATTCAACTTATATGGCTAAACAAAATGTAGATCCTTATTCTACAGGCATCATGACTCAAGCACCTCCAATAGATTTTAAAAGATTTGAAGGTATAACAAAAGAAACTGACATTGATGATGACACTCAAGATCAAGTGGTAAATGAAAAAGAAAAAAAGAAAGCAGAGGGTTTAGCAGGTTTATTTAGAGCTATACTTGGTTTTATTGTACCAGGTTCTAATTTATTTATGGGAGATGTAAGTGCATTAGACACTGTCAAAAGTTTAAATCAAAAAGCACGTGCTACAGATTTTGGTCGATCAAAAACTTTAGCAGAATTTTTTCAAAAAAGAAGAGAACGAAAACAAGCTGAAAAAGCAAGGGAGTTGAATCAAGAGGTTTATGAACGAGCTGATAAATTAGGATTTACAAATGAAAAAGGTGGCTTTAGCACCGATAAAGCAACCGATGCAGGGACATCATTAGGTAGTGGTCAGTTTTCACCTAGCACAAGTAAAGGAAGATCGGATTATTAATGGCAAAAATAACAAACTATATACCTGAACCAAAACAAGAATATGATGTAGAGAATCAAAGACAAATCTTAGAATCTTTAACTACACTACAAAATCAATTAAACTTTTCTTTTCAACAAGACTTGAAAAACGAACAGGACACATTTAATTATTTTTTATCATGAGCATAAATTATAAAAACGCTAGTGTCATATTGACTACTACAAATATGACCACGGTTTTAAATATACCTGTGACTGCTGTAGCCATTGTTAAATCTGTATATATAGCTAACAATAGCACTGGTGCTGTAACTGTAAACTGTGATCTTAGAGACAATTCTGCAAGCACAGATATAGAATTTTTTAGAAAAGATATAGCAGGGACAACAACTGTCAATGCAACAGAGCAAGGCTTGAATTTAGAAGAAGGAGATGCTATAAAAGCTCAAGCAGAAACTGCAAACAAACTAGAAGTAGTTGTCAGTTATGCATTAATAGATAGACAGAATGAAAACGGATAATTTACCAAAAATTGATTGCACTACGATAACTACGTGGCGTAATACAAAAACTGGCGAAACATATAAAGAAAAGAAAGAAGGACCTGATATTGTACAAGACATTACAGTACAGGTAACTAATAAAGGTTTAGAAGTTTTTCAGAAAGTATTAAATGAAACCACTAAAAAAACTTAATATATTATCCATAGATTGTGATTGGATAACAAATTTAAAACAACAAGAAGAACTTTTAAGTTTCGCAATACCTATACTTTATAATCATACAAATATAAAAACTGCATATTCTCATAAAGATATTTATCCATTATTTGTTCATGGTTATGATGAATATAATTTAATAAACATAGATCATCATCATGATTTTCATTACAATAAAGAACTTGATATTTTAACTGAAGGAAATTGGTTATTTCATTTATCAAATGTATTTAAAAACAAAATTGATTATACATGGATATCTAATCCTAATTCTATTCACATTGGTCTCGATAATTTAAAAAATTTAAAATCTTTTATTTTTGATAACAATATTAATTATATAAAACAAAAAACATTTGATGTAATATTCATATGTTGTAGTCCTGATTATGCTACGACACCTGAGGTTATTACTTCATATAAAATCATGGAAAGGATAGTAGATGATATTAAGAAACCAAAACCCTAAAGGCGGAACTGAATTACAGTTCGAGTATTTAGAAAAACACGTAGATAAAAATTTATTAGATCAGGTACAGATTTGTACTTCAGTGCCAGAAAAAATACCACTACATCCAACTAAACCAAATATACTTTGGCAAAAAAATTCTTATGATCAACCTAACTTAGCTCCCTGGTTTCAAAACCCTGCTAATCATAACAAGTATGACTGGTATGTTTTTAATTCACACTGGACGTATGAAAAATATAGAGATCATTTTAAATTACCAACTAACAGATGTGTCGTGATTAAAAATGGTATTGATAAAATAGAAAAAGCTAAACCGTATCAAAAGGGTCAACCTATAAAGATAATACATCAAAATACACCTTGGCGTGGTCTGTCTGTATTATTAGGTGCAATGCAATTAGTAAAAAACCCTTTGGTTACTTTAGATGTATATTCATCTACAGAAGTTTACGGTAAACAATTCTATGATCAAAACGATCATGAATATAAAGAACTTTACGAGCAGGCAGAAAAATTACCCAACGTAAACTATATTGGTTTTAAACCTAATCAATACATAAAAGATAATTTAAAGAATTATCACATGTATGTGTATCCTAGTATCTTTGAAGAAACATTTTGTATATCATTACTAGAGTGCATGGCCGCAGGTTTATATTGCATTGTCGACGACTTTGGTGCTTTGTATGAAACAGGAGCAGAGTTTCCAATGTACATACCTTATGATTCTAATCATAGAGCACTAGCACAAAAGTTTGGTTTTGGTATTGAACAAGCATCACAGACGTTAGATCAAAAACAAATACACGATCATTTAGACTCTCAATCCAGATACGCACATATCTATTACAACTGGAACAAAATAGCTATGCAGTGGACAACGTTTTTAAAAGGAGTTATTAATGCAAAATCCAAATAAACCGATTTGGTTTGAAGAACAAAAGACAGTGGAAACAATAGACTTATCTGAACCCGCTGACAGATCGCCTTGGAGAATAATGGTTTGTACACCTGTACATAGTGAGTGTTCAATTCACTACACACAAGCATTATTAAAGTTTCAACAAGATTGTTTTTTAAGAAAGATATTGGTTAGCTTTACTTTGATGAAATCGTCTTTGGTTACACAAGGTAGAAATCTATGTGTAGCTGAAATGTTAAATCATGAAGATGGATATACACATTTATTATTTATTGACTCTGATATTGACTTTGATTTTGCAACTATTGAGACAATGTTAAAAGCTGATAAAGATGTTATTGCATGCCCTTATCCAATGAAGTCATTAGATTGGGATAAGATATTTCAAGAAAAAGATAAGGCTCAAAACAAAGATCAATTAAGAAGACCTGGATATACGTTTCCTATTAAACTAGAAGATCAAAATGCTATACATTCTAATGGTGGTATTGTAGAGGCAACACATGCTCCAACCGGCTGTATGTTAATTAAAAGAACTGTATTAGAAGGTATGATCAAACATTACCCTGAATTACAGATATTCCAACCTACCAATATTAATGGTAAAGAAGTTAAGAAACCAAACTTTTATAACCTATTTGACACGATACATGATCCAAGCACCAAGCGTTACTTTGGTGAAGACTTTGGTTTTTGTCAAAGATGGACCGATATGGGTGGTAAAGTATATCTGTATATTATGGATTATATAACCCATGTAGGTGAACATCAGTTCTGTGGTAGGTTCTTTGACAACTTAAAACAGGTTGACGATAGTAAAAAAATCAAATAAAGTGTGATATTTCAGGATTAGTACGCCTGCCTTTCAAATATAAATGAGACTAAATTATGGCAATAACAGAAACTATACAAGCAAAAGAATTCATGGCAGGGGCACCCGATCTCAAACTAAAGGGTGATTTAAGACCTTCTAAAGTAGCCACTATAGACGACGATTACGAAAACCAATTTATGGAACTTATTGGAAAATTTATGGAACAAGGTTTGAGTCAACAAGAAGCAATTGATGCAGCTAGAGATGAAATAGAAAGACTTCAAAATAAGTTTTCTTCCAAAGACACAGGAATTATGAAAGTGGCTTCTGCTCCAGGTCCGTATGATGACTATGATGACATCGCTAGGGAATTAT